CACTACGCTCATTGAGTAAGGTGATAGGGGCGACTGTTTACCAAACTCCCGAAGAAGTAGAAGAGGCGACAGAATGTACCGTTGAGCGTCAAAAGCATAATGATGTATGGTATCTCTTCGTTCAAGGTAATGTCAAGAGCGATGAGGCAACACTCGTGCTAAGGGGTGCTACATCCCACACGCTTGAAGAAGTTGAGCGTGGATTTGATGACGCACTCGGTGTAGTTTCTTTAGTGTTAAAGAACGGACACTTTGTTGTTGGCGGTGGAAACGCATACGCTCGTATGTCGGCACATCTACGCCAACATGCGGCACAGATAGGTGGTAGAGCGCAGATGGCGATTGAAGCCTTTGCAGACGCATTAGAGTGCATCCCTGCTACCATTGCCGAGAATGCAGGACATGACCCCCTCGACACTATCCTTGCTATACGACACGAAATCCTACAAGGCAACCGTGAGATTGGCCCCGATGTACACAACGGGGGTGTATGTAACATGATGGAACTTGGTGTTTACGAACCTACTGAATTGGTTCGCCAAGCAGTGCTAAGTGCCAGCGAAGTAACCAATTCAATACTGCGTATTGATGATATAATAGCACGAAGGCCAGCCCAATGACGATAACATTTATTTGCGTATTTTGCGATGAGAGGGTCACAGGGCTTGTTGATGGCGATTTTTGCGAGGAATGTTACGATGGGGCGACTGTTAGAAAAACTGAAAGTAAAGTGTAGGTCGTGCGCCCATTGGCACATAGCACGACGCATATCGGCTCGTTATCTCGATGATGACCGTGAGCGTTTCTTACTACTACAATGTCGGCAATGCGGGCATTATTGGCAAGACACCGCAATTAAGAAAAATAACAGTGAAAGTAGTTGAAAATAATTTTTCTTCTTCTATTTTGAATCGGCCTATATTCAAAAGACTCCGATACGAACAAAGGTCGGGTCGGAGGCATGACTCACTGTGCAGACATATTTCGCATAACCATTTGTTGCATGAGCAGAATCATCAATGGTATCAGTGGTTGAGTTAGTGAGAGCGAATGTACCAGTGTAAGAAGCATGAAGGTTTTGTACTTCAATAACATAACCGGCAGGGAAAGGACCACTTGTAGTTATAGTGAAATTATTACTTGGTGTAAGCACGAGGATGTTGGCATCAGTTGATGTAAGGTCAATACTGGTAGCAGTGCTTGTAAGCACACGGTCGAACACTGAACGAGTATAACGGGCGGCGTGAGTGCCACTGTAATACAATACATCCTTATCGTTGTCTCCGGCAGTGGTACTGGCTACTTGCGCCCCGAATGATTGCCACATTGCACCAAAGCGTGATGCACTGAAACCGCCAACTTCGGCGGCATGGAAATTGTCAAGTTCGGTATGCGAATCAACTTCGGCAGTAGCGGCAATATCGCCGGTAGTAACGGGTGAGAAGTACATAGGTGATGGTCGGATGAATACACGCTTGTCATTCACTTCTGTGATTGCCAACTTGAGGTCATCGCCCCCACTCGCATACACGACACGGAGAACGGCTAAAACAAGTGTTTGAGTATTCGCCAACGCACTACTACCTGTTGCAGTGGGTGTATTGAGGAAAGAAGTCGAACAAGCAGGGTAAGCGTTTGCACCAACGGTAGTAGCCGTTCCTAATTCCCAATAAATATGTTTTACAGTAGAAGTATCGTCAGCGCAAGCATAGACAACTACGAGTGCTTCTTTGCCACTGGTAAGGGCGGAGTGTGAACCTGCGGCACTTGCACTGCTGGTATTCAGTGTGTAAGTTGTTGTTGCACCTACACCACCTGCAAACTGATACATTACTCCATCAAGAACAACATATCCTCCTTTTACAGTGAAAGTAGTTCCACTTGCATAATTGACAGCACCGGGTAAATTAGCGGGAGTATTCCTATCGCTTTCACCTACGGAGGTGTCGTCATACATGATGATGCCATTACCATGAATACCCTCAACCATGTTGGTAAGGGTAGGTGAAAGAATATGGTCGCCGTCGCCTAAACCATCTACATTCGTCGCTGTTGTTACTGTCAAGTTATGATTCGTATGCCCCGATATTGGATTTCCTGCCATGTCATGCCACCTCTATTAAAATTTCAATGTTAATTTCATTCCCCGATGTCTTAAGAATCGGTTTAGTTGTATAGCGAGCGATAGGTGTAAAGTCCGAAGTACTTCTGTTTTGTATATACACTTCACGGATGCTATCAGTGAATACATCATCAACACTCATTGATGCTTCAACAAGGAGAGCAGTGTCGTCAATAATCGTTACTGTTGGCGTGAGAACGATAGCAGGGCGACCTGCCGCACCATCCTCCGCAGTAGCCGGTGTTCCGTCGAAACCTACCACTACTTCGTTGATAGTATCAGCAATGGTTTGTAAGAGCAAACGGCGTATATGATTTGATACAGGCATGTCAATATCTCCTAATCTCGGTCTTATTCGCACCTATTGGCGACCCTGTGCCACCAATTTTGCCTCTTGTCTTCGTGCCTTTAACCCCTCCGATTAAAAAGGCGGTGGTATGTACGCCACGCTCGGTTACTTGAGAAGTGATACGCAACTCTATTTTACCAAACATTGACAAGTTTTCTTCGACAATTTGCACATAAGTAAGCGGTGCTTCTCCACTGGAAACGGAGGTTGCACCCTCGCTGATTCCTTGTAGCACACCCTCTATACCCGATTCAATGTTCAGCATAGTGAGGTCTGTTGTACCTAAAATTGGCATGTGTTTTGCTTCTGTGATGACACGAGTTTCGCCGTCATATTCGATAGTCATACCCGGTCGCAGGTCAGTAATTTCGGGATGACCTTTACTACTGATAGAACCTGCCGACAAGGTATTACCTCGTAGGATTTGACGGCCTATACTCTTCGCCTTTCTACTTGAGCGTACCGTCATATCTACAACAGGTGCAGGTGCTTCTCTTATCTCACCATTGACTCCGCTTTGCCTCTCGGTATCATCAACAGTTACAATCACTAAATCATTCAAAGACATCGGTTTACCCTGCACAGTAACACGATTAGGTGTGTTATCTACAGGGTCTTTTTGTTTTGACCCACTGCGTAAAGTAGCATCAACAACACGAGTCGCTTCACTGAATGTTATAGGAACATACAGCATATTACCGAAGCGGTCCATCAAAACCATGCGACCGTCATGACGACCTATATATCGAAGGGCTGTCATCAAGTTCACATTTGTAAAGTCTTCACCGAGGAAACGATTAGAGTGTAGTCTTCGACCGTTGTTATCATTTGTTGAAGTAATATTACGCCCAATATTGAAACTATTCAAACCTCCTAATGTGGCTTGCTGGCCTAATCGAATAGCCATATCAGTAGTACGCAAACCGACATCAATCGGCTGGCCTAAATTAACTTCACGCTCAAAGAAACCGAGGTCGCTCATTGTTTTACCTTTCATGTTTTTCAAGTTCATCAGTATGCCAACAGAACTGGATTCAAGCGTTGATATGGATAAGCGTTGGGCGGGATTATCGGCGTTGTAAACAAGCATCGGTTTGTTGGTTGAACTCAATATATTATCACCTAAAAAGGGTACTGCGGTGCTTGAATGTCCCGCAGTTTCTTTATGTGTGATTTGAATTGACGACTCACCCTCAACGATTTGATAGCGGGTTTCGGGCATGACTTGGAAAGTAGATGAGTTATTATTTTCAATGGTAACTTTCGCCTGTACGCCTGTACTCGTGTCCACCTTTGCATGATGAACGGCGTTGTCAACAAACACCGGCTTACGCACATGGTCCATTACTGCGGGCATGTCGGTATTGAACCGGCCAACAACTGTATTCTTAATGACCGTCATGCACCATCACCACTATGGTCTGTTGAGTTGTAGGACACATCTCCTTTATGTCCCTTCGGATGTAAGGATTGGGAGAAGCGTGGTTGTACCGTGTAGTCCTTTCGTAGAACGCTTTCATCGCCCTCCACGGATGTGCGACGGCGTGATGCGTCGGAACGGTAATGTTGCAAAGTATTTTCACTGATAATTACACGAGTAACTTCATTGTCAATTTTACTGCTGTCAAAGTCACTG